AAAAACCCTTGAAAATCAAGGGTTTACAGAGGGTATCTCAGAGGATTTTCAGAAAAAAATCAGCAAAAAAACGGCGATTCGGAGGTGATTCGTGCTTGACTTTTTCTCAGAAGTGTGGTATAATTTTTGGTCGGCCGGTCAATAACGGACTTTAAACAGCAAGAGCCCCTATTTTTCGCTACCTTTTTTAATAGTGGGATTTTATGGGTTATTTTGGGATTTTGTGGGTATTATATTCCGCACTACCATGATATACTTCTACATATGCCTCACATGATGGGCATGATAGATTCGTTACGATTGTATAGTTTTCATCATTTTCTTCTAGATCGTGATCTCCACCCCATACAAGTTCAGTATTACATATCCAGCAGTTCATTCTTCAATCCATTTCTTTGTATAGTCTGGTTCACCGTCTTCTGTCTTGACTATCTTATTCCCTTCACAATCATATGTCCAAGGCCGTTTGTCTGGGTCAACGTGATATACGTCTGTCCATAGGTCATAGTCCATTCTTTTCTTATAGTCCTTTATAATATCATTCATCCCAATATCTCCTACTGTCTAGGTTATTCCAATGTTCTTCATTGTCTCTATTGATATAGTTCTTTATAAGGTAATATGCCATACCGAAATACCCCATCTTCTTGAATCGTCTACTGTCCTGTCCGAATTGTCCTTGTATTGCGAACTTCTTTGGGTCGTATTGTCTTGAAAGGAAATAGTCCTCTGATGTGGCATACTTATCTGGGAATCCACCGTATTCATCGAACTTGTCTTTTCTGGTAAGCATGAATGCACCTACAGCGAATGGTGATTTATACTTCATGATATTATTAATGATATTGAATATTGTGAATCCTATGTGAGCTCTGATGTCGTTATCATAGCATCTTATATTTGCACCTACAAGGTCGAGGTCTTTCTCTTCCAGTGTATTGATGGCGTTCTGTATTTGGTAGTCATCAAAGAACCTTACGTCTGCGTCTATGAATAGGATATATGGGGTCTTGACTCTCTTTGCACCGTTGTTCTTTGCTTGGGATACAGGCCCACCTTTGATGATGGATACATTCAAGTCTCCCTTATTCTGTAGGATGACTTGTCGAGTATTGTCTGTCGATGCATCAGCGATGTATATCTTTGTCTTACCGATTCCACGTTGTTTTGATAACGAGTCCAGTAGGTGTTGAATGTAGTTTTCTTCGTTCTTACACGGCACCACGATTGTAACCTTATTTCTCATAATACTTTAATTCCCATTCTCCATTGGTGTGTTCTACAATGTATGAACAGTGTTTTACCCAATCACCGTCATTCATAAATTCTTTCTCTATCTTAGGGTAATGTGTGTGCCCTGTCAGAGCTGCATCATACCCCTTGAGTTTGCAATGTCGTTTAACTGAACTCTCTGTCCATGTCGTTCTCATATACCGTTTTGGTGTCTGTTGTCTCTCCTCTGCGAATATCGGCAGGTCAGTAAAGCGAGCAAGGAAGTTGATAACAGGTTTAGGTATGTGCATCCAAAAATCGTGTTTGTCTCCATGTGTCACATAGATTGTTCTACCGTCTATTGCTTTATGTAGAACATAGTCCTGTATAGAGAAATTACCAAATGAGAAGTTGTATCGAAAGAATGGGCGAATGAACTTATCGTGATTGCCTGGAATATAGATGACTTCCGTATCATGTGATATCTTGAGTATGCGTCTGATAATCTCCGTCTGTGTGTTGTTCCAGTAATGCCGACGTTCTAAGGCCCAACCGTCAATGATGTCTCCTACCAGATACAGTCGATTGGATTTGAATGAGTGAAGGAACTCCAGCAGTTCCTTGTCTTTTGTTCTTGATGTTCCTAGATGTGTGTCTGATATGAATACAGCATTGTAGTGTGGTTTCACTCCACCGTTTCCTTCTTCTTTAGCGTGCGTCTGAGCATCTTATACTCCAACTTCGCTGCTTTGTTTTTTTTACCGTGTGTCCATGCGGCAAGTATCTTTTTCCATAATTTTTTCATTTGCGTTTTCCTAGTCGTTCATAGAGTTGTTTAAGTCCATGTGACTGATACCTTATGAATTTGATAGGCGGTTTCTTGCATTCCTCTATAATAGGACTATTCTCCTTGATCAGGCTCGGAACTATTGACTTCGATTCTTTCATACATCTTCTCCCTTATATCCACCACCTTTTCTTTCTCTATAATATCTATGATGATTTCGGTCAGTTGTTTTTCTTTATGTAACCAGAACAGTTTCTTCTTGATTTCCTCTAACTGTTCCTCATAATACTCAATTTCCTTTTCTTTCCTTATCCTCTGGTCGATAAGGTCGGTAATGAATATGATTCTCTTTTCCTCAGTCATCATAACACCACGTTATCTTCTGTCCATAATGTGTTTCAAACCCTTCCATCAGTGCAGCATATGATAGCAGTTCTTTTGTTTCTAATGTATCTAGATAATCACTCAATGCATTCCAATCTTCGGTTTTCATTGGTGATAGTCCATATTCTATAGGATAGGGTTCGTTAGGCACTCCATAGATATCTATGCGTCCAGCACTCCATCCTTGTCCATGTTCCTTAATCCATTCGGAATTGATTGGGCCCATCCAGTTAGTAGAATAATGAATCATACATCTTCCTTTGTAATCCATCCTATTGCACTCAATACCTTTATCTTGTCGTTGGGTGTCATGTTATTGAGCAGAGGGTCATAGCGAGGTTCTTCATCGTTCATATCATCATAGACACGATTATAGAGTTCTGTTATGAGAACATCTGTAGGAAACTGGGAAATGTTCACTGAAACTGTTACATTAGTATTTGTCATTATTAAGTCTCTCCTCTAGGTCGTCCATCTCTTTGTCCAAGCGGGCCAAATTGTCTCCGATAACTCTCTTATCATATACGATACCTGTATTCATATGTGAAGCGTAATGAGATGGATAGCCAGTATAGTCTGTGTCCTCTACCAGTTTGGACAATAGCGAATGCCACTGTTCGATTTCTTTCTTTACGCTGTCGATGCGATACATCACTTTCATATACTCATGGTGTCTCATATCAATACCCTCCTTTAATACATTATATACCATTCTAATCCCATAGGCTCTCGTAATACTTACCAAACAGACGAAACCCATTTGATATTCTATCTTGTTCCTTTTGTATTGCGTCTCTATCTTTTATATCAAATCGCATATACACCTCATCCTTGTTTGCCTTACAGTCAAAGGCGTATATCATTTCATCTAATACCCAATCCCAGCGCTTGAAATAGTTATCGTCTGTTTCTCCATTTTGAGCATACAGTTTGTTGAATGATTCTGCATCTGGTGGCCACAACTCTTCGGGAACATCTTTAAATTCTACTGGTGGAGCACCATGCTTAGTTTCTTTCAACTGTTTGAGCATAGGCAAAATAATAGGAGCAAGAGTGTGATCCATACTCCAAGTATCCCACTTGTCAATATGAACTTCTACCTTCTGTTCACCCTTATCTGGATATTCACCGATTTCTACTTTCATCTAAAACTCTCTACACCGCCTTGGTGTGTGTCTGAGTCATACTGTAATCTTTCAATCTCATCTTTGATTAGCAGTTTCTCTTTCTTTAAATCCTTTGAGGGATTTTCTTTACACTCCCTATGTAGTTGACGATGTTTTTCCTTCAACCATTGAATTCGTTTGTGTTTGTCCATAGTCTGGATTCTCCTCTGCTAATGGTTCTACCCATGTTTTATAATATTGGAAATGTTCCTCTGGATAGCCCTGTTCGACTACCCACTTGGTGAGGTCAAAGTCCTTTCTTATACCGTAATCCCATTCACCACCATAGTGAATCACTGCATCTTCTGGCAGTGCTTTGGGAAACCCATATGCCCACCCTGCTGGGGTAGGATCGATCATCAATTTACATTTCTTTTTCATAAACTTATTCATCTTAGTGCCGGTTGATTTTCTAGTAGCCAAATACACTCACCAATATCTTCTGGATTTGTATATCCTTTGTCTACAGTGCATCTTTCATATGGATGGATTTGGTAAGCAAACTCCATACCTGTAAAAAATGCAGCTGCCATAAACAAAAGAATAATTAGAAATTGTTTCATCTTACATTACACTTCTTCTGCATTTCGTCTTTCATTTGATATTCCATTATATCGAATATTCTTTAGTTTCTGTTCTTTAGTCCAACCAGCGAGATAGTCATTCTCTTTGTCAAACCGCTCTAGGATTTGTTCTTCATCTTCAACACACCAATCAGTGATTATCTCACCCAAGTGTTCTTGTGAGAACTCCTCATATTCTTGACAAGTCACACCATCCAGCGCCCACTTAGGGTCTACTGGTGCATCTGGATTCTCTTTCTGTAGTTCACTTATTGGAACTGCATAACGAATCTTAAATTGTGATATTGTTGTTACAACAACATACTGTTCATCTATAGAAGTGCTACTCATATCAACCCCTTTGCTTGAAAATAGCGTATTGTAATGTATGAGACTAGTCCTACTACCAGTGCAAGTCCTAATGTTCCATCACCTAGTAATAGACCAACCCAAAAGGCACCATTCATTGCAACACCTATTGCAATGGCGTCTTTTTTCCATTGTTCTTTTGTGATTTCTATATTTCCATCTTTCATAATATACATAATACCTCATATGATAGATTATGTCAAGATATTTTTAAGAAAGGCCCTGCGGTAGCATATTGTTTCTTTGCACCAAAATATAAAACAGATAGGAATTGATTAAGTTTGCCTTGCTTTTCTACTTCTTGAAAAATCTTCACCCACTGGAAACACTGCAACTTGGCAGATAGTTGTGATGCAGTTCTATTGTTCTCTTTTTCTAGTTCGATAGCATTGCGTAGTGTGGTTTCCCACTTGTTAGTACCAAAGTCAATCCTTGAACCACCAATCGTTACAGTTTTAAGTTTTGTCTGCTCATTGACATATTTCTTTATGTCTTCTTCTGTCCATGCACCCACTTTAGGTAGTTCAGTTCCCATACGGCGTTTCTGAACTGGAGACATAGCGTTTAGAAATGGATCAATCGCTTCTCTTGCAGACACCTTACCTAGTTTCGCTGCGGCACCAGCGCCTGTCATATCCATTTGTGTGGATTCACGAACACCACCAGAGAATGCACGAATCTGAACATTGACTATATCATTGCCGACTTTCAATTGCATTTTCATCTCACCAGTATTGAACTCACCATTTGCAGCTAAGTCCAAGTCTAGTTTAACACTATTTGCAACAACACTAATATCTTTGAGTGTTTGTTGTCTGGTAACATTCGTTTCTTCTGTCGTTGCAGTCTTACCTAGTTTTTTGAGAGATATGCCAACCAAGTCTTTTGTGACGAAAACCTTTCTCATATAGTCATTGAGCATATCCAACTTCTGTGGTTTAGGAGCACCCAAATTACCTATTCTGGTCAACTCTGCCTCAATCTCTCTTTTCTTCAACTTTCTGACAATGTAAATGTCAGCAGGATTCCAACTGTCCTTTGTCGATACTCCACACTTGTTGATTGCGATCTTTTCTAAGAAAGGCATAATTCCTGTATCTCTGGAATATTCATACCCCTTATTTGAACCCAACCACCCTTTAAGTTTGGTTGCTTGTAGTTTGAATGTCTCATGCCAATCGTCATCGTAGTTTGGATATATCTCTGCAATCTTATCACCTTTAGGCATACCAGCAGGAGCTCCATCAATAAACTGTTCACACACAAACCGTGTTGCGTTCTCTTGTTTTGCAGTCTCAGCAGCGTTGATAGATGAACCGCCTGCACCAGAACCATTACCAAAGGAAATATCTAACCCTTTAAGGTCAGCAACCTTTGCAAGTTTCTGTTTGACTGTAGCAATGTTGTCAGTCTTCTCTACAATGCGAGGAATTTTGATTTTGTTGAATTGTGTAGTGGGGTCTAGGACAATGGTTTCGCCATATGTCTTTTTGACAAAAGTATAGATGATGGCAACCATATCAGAATTTGCCTTCTTCTTACCAAGTATCTCATTTACATTTGTTGGTCGATAGTTAAATGCCAATGACTTTCTCCTATGTCTAGGAGTATTTATGTCACATCTAAAAGAAGTTGTCAAGCGTTGCTGTGCCATATTTGTCTGCAACCTTATTTACATTACTACTATTGTGGTCTACTGACGCTCCATTATAGTATGGAATCTTATCAGTAATCGTGTAAGAAGTCTCGCCTGGCCGTTTTATTTTCCACTGTAAGTCAGCATCTTTTGGATATGGTAATGTCCAATCCATGTTGCTTTTGTCGCTTTTTAGATAACGGCGTGTCCGTTTGTTCATAGGATAGATGTAACGAAATTGCTTACCCCATACCCTACTGAACCCTAGTTCACCCATCTTGGCATCGTTAGGTCGAGGGCCATACTTGGTATCTGTGCGGTTCATCTCTTTCTTCATCTTACGCTGGATAGTGCGAAAGTGAACCTTCTCACCCTCATCAGTGACATAGACATCACTCCAAATAAATCCACCATACAAGAAGTTCCCTGCCTGATAGACATATCCAGGCTTACCTACAATACCGTCTGCCCATGTGTATAGGTAGGACACATTAGGTGTATTCTGTTTCATCCACTTGATTGTGGCAGACATCATCTGTGTCTCACTATTGCGTGGCATCTTCTCATCCATACACATCTTACCTATTTCAAAGTAATCTGCTGTGGTTAGTTCTGGGAACATCTTCTTGATTGTTCCCATTGGATTTGTTCCCCAACCTAGTGTGAGAATGCCAACAAGCTCATCATCATGGTATGCACCAAGATAATGTTTTGTGAGTTTGGGCATAACTGGACTATAGTGCCGCTCTTGAACAAACAAGGTGGCGACTCTATAGTCCACTGGTTTCATTAGCATCCTACTGATTCTTCTTCTCTGCCTTCTTTGATGTATTGAATGTTTTCTTGAACATCGTCATCTTGAGCATTGTGCATTACATCATACATGACTTCACGAAACTCTTCTTCAGACTCATCGTCCTTCCATTCTTCTTCTTCAGAATCCCACTTCTCTTTGAGGTGTGGATATTCAACAAAGATGCGTTCCATCAGTTCATCATAATCATCCTCAAACCCATCATATAGGTCTGCACCATCATAGGTATATGTGCCGTAGAAGTTTGGCATCTCATCATCAAACGATACAGATGTAATGAGGTTAGGGTCTAGTTCTGACAATTTTTCCAAAATCCAGTTCAATCCCTGCTCAGGCCAACTCCATGCAGAGTAACCATAGAAACTGTCCTCATCAAATTCTGTGATGTAACACCACTTAGGGCCGATGTGTTCTGTTGTCCAAGAATACTGACGAACATCATCTGCTGATACAGGCCCACCTTCGTATACCCACATATCACCCATCCAATATTCGTAGTTCTCTTTCTCTAAACGACTAGTTAGTTCTTTCCACTTTGATTTTGCTGCATCATTAATTTCGTGGAATTGAACAGAAAAACTTACATGATTAGCCATTGTCTTCATCCTCAATAAGTTCATAATCAATTTCATAACCACCCTTACGGTCAGTCCACAAATCCTCTTCAGAATCTACACAGTCTGCACCCCAAACGATTTCCATGAACATATCATCTTCTTCATCTGTAGGTTCTTCGCCATATGGTTCTGGTGCATTCCAACCACTTCCTTTATGTGATAGAATTTCTTTGAACCTGTCTACTGTCAGGCCCTGTTCTTCAATCCACGAATTGTCTACTGACATAGTTTTGTAGATTGTCATTTGATGGTATTCAGTTTGTTTAAAGTCTACAGTATCGCTCATTATACACTACTCCCTTGTGTAAAAGGTTCTACAATAGATGAATCAATATAGTCTCCATCCTGCTGATATTTGCGAGTTATAGTTTCTTTCTGTAACTGTCCACCTTTGTAACGATATGTTACCAGAGTATGACTTACCACACCCTGTGTTTTTAGATTGTCAAACGCAGACTTCAATGGGCCTTCCATAATTATCTCCTTTTGCCTGTTGATGGGTCATTTGCTTCTTGAGTAGACAAAACTTGTAGTCCACCTTTGTTATATGCCTGTCCTATGACGGCACTACCAGTATACACTGGTATTTCTTTTCTGTAGGCGTTTCCTATACCGTCACCTACAGATGGAATGGCATCGGAGCAGGGAGTCGAACCCCAGCTTGCAGTTTTGGAGACTGCCGTGCTACCATAACACTTCTCCGATTTAGATGTGTATTTGCCATGACAATAATCAATATACTCATCCAATGTAAGAATTGGTGATCGCATACGCTTTAGAAACTTGTTGTGTTCACGCCAACCAGCTTCATATTTGGTTGGATTAATCTTTTTGTTTTTCTTCCGTTTGGTTCGATTGGTTGTCCAATACGCCGGAAGTAGATGCATTCCGCTCATTATAAATTGCCTCCATTAAAACTTCTACAGGAAGATTGTCAATTGACTCACCCATTTCTTGAGCGAGTTGTGTTAGGGTCTTTGTTATTCTCGACATTTAGTTTCCTCACAAGTTGTTGATGAACCGTTATCCAATAGTTTCGTGCCCATTCAGATAACGGTTGTTTCAACAGTTCATTTACATTATCTAGGCGTCTGCCTAGCAATTCTGATTCATCCATTGATAATTTCATTAGCAATCCAATCTGCTTCACAAGAATATCCACCAATATGCCACTGGTATTCATCAGTAGGAATGTAACCAGTTTTCCAGTTGTAGATAGAGAATTTCACAGTATCACCGTCTTCATTCTCTGCGGCAACAGTCCACTCACAGTTTACCTTCTCATAAGGGTCTGCCTCAGTGTAAGTTGGTTTACCAAAAATCTCAACCAGTTTGTCATATGTCGTAGTAACATAGCCTTGTAGTGAACTCATATTCATGTTCACATCTGTTTCAAATTTCACATCACTCATAATTTACTCCTTATTCTCAACATAGATTATAATACCACCAAGCAGCATCATTGTCAAGCCAATTGCACCAGAAATTAACATTTCGCCCCAAGTGTTTGCATACTCTATACACTTACCATCACAGTCACCAGCACTACCAGCAACCATCATCAGTCCAAAAATTGCTAACATACAACCAACAATATTCATCATAGCGAATCACTCCTCTCACTTACCTTATGATCCTACCTGTTTTCATAACAAAAGTCAAGCAAAAAGGAGCTATTTTAGCTCCTTTTTTATCTTTTCTATCAGTTCATCTAGACTGTTTTCATTTGCCTGATAAAGGATACCAATGCCACCCTTTTCAATCCATCGTTTAATGTTTGATGGTTTATCATCAACTAGGATGTTAGGTGAACCATCCAACTTATCAGTTGCAAACTTCTCTTTCATACCAGTGAAAATAAGTTTGTCGATGTCTGGCAACCAACCTTTATCAGTCAACCACACTCGTTTCCAGTATGCAGAGTTATCTCGATCACCAGTTAGTGGTGAAGAGCAGATTCCCCAATCACCTGTAGAGCGAGCAAAGTCGATTAGAGACTGTGATGTAGGAAATACATTTAAGGTATTGAAGAAGTCAGTTCCACGCAACTTTGCGATTGCCTTCTCTTTATCCTGTATCAGTTTCCAATGATCTTTACCGAACTTCTGGGCGAACCCATTGAAGAAGTCGGCAATCACTCCGTCCATATCTAAATATAAAGTCATATTTTATCCTTTCACTTTCTGCCGCATTGCGGCCATCTTGTAATAATCTTCTAACCATTTCTCAGGCGACTTGATGGTCTGAGAAACACTCATCTTTACTTTGTGAGCACGAAACTGTCGTTTCAGTTCCTTTGCCACTTCAGTTCCTAAGAACCGTGAAATTAGTTTAACCAGTGTCTGGCGAAACGGTAGGTCGTGGTGCATATGTCCAGCAGTGTGTGCAAGTTCATGTAGGACAACCCACTTGTTCATTCCACAACTTGGTTGCAGTGCAACTCCACGATACGATGCCTGTCCAGCGATACGAGCATTGTAGTTTACTGTTTTCATAATACGCAGGGCAGGGTCAGACTGCCCTCGTTCAGTAACCAATGATTGATAAGTTTTAGACTTGACTACTCGTTTGTAGAACTTGGTAATCTCTTTTTCAGTCATAGACTGTTTGCATTCTGGAAACTTACGTTCAGTAGCCCACTCTGATTTGTAAACTTTGTTTTTACCACTGTCCACATAAGAGTTTTGAAGGCGTCCAGTTTTCTGTTGTTTCAATTTCTTTGAAACATAGTTCGCATACTTGTTTGCAAGATCGTTACCCATTTTGTTAGTGGCAAGTGCCATCTTGTATGCCTCGTGGGCGTCAACTGTTCCTACGAAATTTACCATTTAGTTACCTCTTTTCTCATTTTCTATAATCATGCTATCATGTTATGAGAACATTGTCAAGCACTTTCTGGAATATTTTCGGCAATGATTTGTAACCGTAACAACCCAGCGTTGATTTGACGCAGTGTGGGGTTGATTTCTGAGGGTTCGATATAGTCCGTCATGGCCCATTCAACCTCACGTTCAATCATACTCTGAATTTCAGAGATTTTTTCAATAATTTCTTGATTAGTCATATGTCACCTGTGTAGCATAGTCAATTTTATCAAAGATTGCTTCCAGTTCTGCAATCCGTTCACGACACTTCATTTTCGCAAATCCATTGCCTGGAGTTGCCTTCTTCTTACGTTCTAAAGACTTCAACATATCAGTGAAGAACACATACTCTTTTTGCAATTGTGTGATATAGTCCATTATGCAGCCTCTCCGAAAAGTTTACCCATACCCTCAAACACGATGTTGAAGGCGTTTACCTCATAGATCCAGTTCTCATAGAAATCACTGTCATCATCAAGACATTCTGCACAGTGTTCATCCCAAATCTTGTTCATCTCTTCCATACCGGCAAGAAGATCACCGTTACCACGACCCTTGATGATGCGAACTGCCTCATCCCAAGTCATGGTCATCTCAAAATAATTAGGAATACGAAACATTTTTTTACCTCTTTCTCTCAACTTACATATACATAATACCAATGTTCTTAGAACAAGTCAAGCGTTTTCAAGAAAAAAAGCTAAAAAAAAGCCCTTGAAAATCAAGGGCT